GATCCCGGTGCCGATGGCATTCGCGACGAACGCTTCGACGCCGGTCGCTGCCCAAGCGTTGCGGCGAACCAGGTCGCGGCTCTTGGCGCGCAGCTCATCCTGCGCATACGCCAGCGCGGCGACCGCACCGGGATTGCCGACCTGCCAGAACCGCGCACGGCGTCCACCGCCAACGCCGTCATACGTAGGCGACGCGCCGAACACCCGTGCGCGCAGCCGCGTGAACCAACTCATCCGGTCACGTCGCCTTGTCGGTGTCGATGACCACACGACGCGGGCGTCGTCGTGCGGTGCCTGCCGCAATCGCTTGCTCTTCCAATCCGCGTCGAACGACGCCGATGGCCGCGATCAGGTCTTCGACCGAGCGGTACTCGACGGTGCGATCGCCGAAGGTGACGCGCTGCTCGCCGGTCGCGAGCGCGCGTTCCAGCGCGGCGAGCTGTTCGGGGGTGTAGGCCATGCAACAGATCTCAGCGTTGGAGCCAGCGGCTCTTGACCACGCGCCGACGAGTCGGGCGCGCAGATGTGGAAAGGCCACCGGGATCGGTGGCCTCGTTGGTGGAAGGACCCGACATCGGCATCGGTGCGTCCGGTGGCGGCAGTCCCAGCGATCGCTCCAGTTCGCGCCAGTGGCGCTCCTCGAAACGATCCAGTCCCGCCGCTGCCGCTGCGGCGCGTGCGTAGTTCGCGCAGTCCAACGCTTCGTTGCGCTCGCGCAGCTTCTGCCACTCGCGCACCGCATACCCGTTGCGGTCGCGGCGCGTGACCAACTGCTCCGCGCACAGCTGCTGCAGGAACTCGGCGTCGATTTTCGGCAAGTGGATGTAACCGGGCGGATACACCAGCGTGGTGCCGTCCTCACCGACGGACGCCTGCTTGCGCAGGTGGTTGTAGAACTCCTGCTTGGCGAGGCCGACCGCAACCGTGTACAGCTTCAGTCCCCGGCGCAGCTTTCTACCACCGACTGAGACATCCACCGCTGTCGGCGTACCAATCAAAGCCGCACCACGCGCCACGCCCTTGACCGCCATTACGCGCGGATCGCGGCAGGCGCGAACGGAGGCATACGCCTCCTGCGTCGCGAAGCCGGTGTCGATTGCGAAGCGCGCCAGCGGCAACTGCGCACCACAGGCGTGCGTCCAGGTCTCCGCAAGCATCTCGCGCAGCTGCGTCCACACCGGATCGCGTGCGGTATCGCCCATGAGCACACGGTGTTCGATGAGCCACGCTTCCTTGCCGCGACCGAAGGCCCAGACCGAGACCTCGATGCGGTCCTTCTGCACGTCGGCGCCACCGACCAGCAGCAGGCCGCCGCGCGGCACGCTGCCGATCCGGTAGTCCTCGCGCCGCTCCAGCAACTGCTGCCAGTCCGGCGCTTCGCCGTCCTCGACCCAGGTCTCGCCCAGCTCGGTGTTCTTGAAGGTCTTGATCGCCGACGCCGAACCCGTGGTCTTGTCGATCGCGCTATCCCACGCCGCCGCGATCTCGCGCCAGGTGCGCCAGCCCACCGGGCTGTACAGCGACGACAGGTGGAACCCGGCAGTCCTGCCGTTGCCCGGTGCGGTCGCACGCCACTCGCCTTGCTCCAACATCGAGGTCTTGTGGTGCTCGGCGATGGGCATCTCGCACGACTCGCAAACGTAGGCCACCGTCTCCGGCCGTCCGCGCTCCCAGCGCAACTGTTCGAAGCGCAACCATTGCGCGTGCGCACAGTGCGGGCACGGCACGAAATACCGGCGCTGGTCGGACGCCTCGTACTCGCGCTCGATGCTGCTGGCACCCGCGATCGTCGGCGTGGAGACGATAAAGATCTTGCGTCGGGTGAAGGTGCGCGTACGCGCCTCCGCCAGCGAGATCGCATCGCCTTCGCCCTCGACGTCGAGCGGATAGCCGTCCACCTCGTCGAGGAACAGATATCGCACCGGCATCGAGCGCAGGCCGACCGCGCTGTTGGCGCCGGTCATCACCAGCACGCCGCCGCGAAACTCCTTGGCGAGAATCGTGTTGCCCGCGTCGCGCGAACGCGCCGGCGCGATCAATCCGGCTAGCGCGGGCGACTCCTCGATCAGCGGATCAATCCGCTGCTTGGAGTTGCGCTTGGCCATCTCTACCGTCGGCCACACCGCCATCATCGGCCCGGGCGCGTGATGGATCACGTAGCCGATCCAGCAGCTTCCCGCTTCAGTTCCGCCGATCTGCGCGCCCTTCATGAACACGACGCGCTCGATCGGCGAGGCCGGCGAGAGGCAATCCATGATCTCGCGCAGGTACGGCGTGCGCGACGTGCGCCAACGTCCCGGTTCCGCAGACGCCTTGCTCGACAGCATCCGGTGCTGGTCGGCCCATGCCGACACCGACAGCAGCGGATCCGGGGTCAGGCCCTCATGCCAGGCGCGCTCAATGGCGTCCGCGCCTTCGTAGTCCAGCATGCTCAATCGATCCGTGGACGAAGCTCGCCCAGCTCTCGCAAGTGGTCACGCACCGCTGCTTCCAGCGCCAGGTGCATCGCATGCGGGTGGACCTCGAGTGTCGCTGCCATCTGCGCCGACACGCGCGCCGGCCAGTTCAACCACGCATCGCGCTCGTCGCGCGCCAGCTTGAAGACGTGCGCTACGACCTGCGAGCGTTCGACCAGTTCGCCTTTGAGGCGAGCCAATCGCACCTTGTTCGTCTGCGCCTTCACCACTTCGTTGACGGTGCGCGCCTGCAATAGCGACGCACCGCCCGCTGGCAGCGCCGCGGCGCCCGCATCGCGCCCCGTGTCCGCTGACTCTGGCACTGCCACGCGCGGCGCGCGCGCCTGGGTGCCGGTGCGCAGCGGCGCCGAATTGCGCACCCACTCCGAATCCGCCTTCGCCGCGTCGATGCTGCCGTCCGCTTCGGGCGTGATACGCCCGGCGCGGATGGCCTTGTGAACCGCAGTGTCGGTCACGCCGCGATGACGCGCGTAGGCGCGGATCGAAAGTCCCATTCGGATGATTGCTCTGTATGACGATCGGCTTGACTTCGCACGCGCACAGCGCATGCGCCGATGTCATCCCATCTGTGTGCTTAACGCGCGGTGGATCGTGAAAATTCCGCTTGGCTTCGGTTTGGAACAGCGCGTTCATCACGTCGCGCCAACCACATCCAACACCGCACACCCACTCAGGAGCACACGCGCCATGAACACCGAAACGAACACCAAGCTAATCGTGCTGAACCCGACCCAGACCGCCGTGCTGACCCACGCCATCGATCACACGCAAGGCAAGATCGAGTGGTTTCCCGAGAACATCAAAGGCGGTGCACGGCAGAAGGTCATCGAGGCCTTGTTCAAGCGCGCGATGATCATCGGCAGCGATGGCGACTGGCTGGTCGCCGCCGAAGCCTACGATGCACTGGGCCGCCCGCGTCCCGGCAAGCGCGCCGCCAAGGCGACGCAAGTCGGCGACAAGGCCACCAAGGCCGCACGCAAGGCCGCGACCGCGCCGCAGGACGCTGCCGCAGCGGGTGACGGCGAGAAACCCGCACCACGCACCCGCGAGAACAGCAAGCAAGCGCAGGTGATTGCGATGCTCAAGCGTCCCGAAGGCGCCACGATCCAACAGGTCTGCGAAGCGACCGAGTGGCAGGCCCACACGGTGCGCGGCACCTTCGCCAGCGCCTTCAAGAAGAAGCTCGGCCTGATCATCACTTCAGATAAAGCCGAATGCGGCGAGCGGGTCTACCGCATCGCGTGAAAGAAAATCGCGAAGAAGCCCAGCGAACGCTTGGCTTCTTTCGCGAACAGCGAATAGATGTTCCTGTCGCCACTCACCGGAACCAAACGATGCACAGCAACAAACCGATCCCCGCCACCCAGAACGAAGCGTGGGGGTTCTGGAACACGATGCATGCACACGAAAATGCCGCGTGGCCGCTGACCATCGTCGCCATCGCCGAAACCAACGGCGAGTCATTTGATGCGGCGCGCGCCCTTCTCGACAGCCGACACGAACGGCATTTCGCACACGATGTGCGTAACCGACTTCACGCGGGTGACGCGCTCGCGAGGTGGTGCGATCCGCGATCGGGCACTGGATGCGCTTAACCATCAGCCGCCGAACCAGTCGCGAATACGGCATCCCGTGAGGGTTGCATTATTTGCAGGGGATGGTCATTCACTACGGCATTGCCGAGGAGGTAAGGGCGGAGTGACCGTAGCCGCACTGGCGTGCCGGAGCCATCGGTGTGTGGCGTCCCAATTAAGGTCATCAACGGGTCGTTTGACCGCGGTACGACTTGCCCAATTACGACCCGACGAACGGCACTCCGACTTGGCCGCTTGCGGTGGCGATGTACGTTTATCGCCATTGGAAGCATCGAGCATTCAGATTGAGAACGGGACAGTACATCAGTAATGGTGCAATTGCTCTGCATATGGAGCCAGGTATATGGAAGTCAGCGAAGCTCGAATAGAAAATGAGCTGGCAGCTTGCCTGCGTGCAGCAAGCAGACCAGAAGTTTTGACATTCTTGCGAAGCGGGAATCTGGTTCCAATTCCGGGAAATCCTGACGCATCTTGCAGCGCGTTCGGGAGCGATTTTGCCCTGACACATTTCGTCTTTCAGGGTGGCGGTGTACTGGGAATTGCGCATTTGGGCTTCCTTCGCGCGATGGAGCACGTCGGCATTCGTGCGGTAGGCTTAGCCGGCACATCCGCTGGCGCCATCCTCACATTGCTTGCAGCGGCTGCTCGTGGCGCTGACGTAGCTAAGCCGGTTGCTGAAGCGATCACCCCTATCTTATGGGAGATGCCGGCGTCGTCCTTCATTGATGGGCCCTATTCATCCCGACGCTTGATTAAGCATGTGCTTGGTGGTGGCGCGCGCACACCGGTAATCGAGATGAGCATGCCGTTTGTTGCCGCCATACGACGCATGATGCGCACCTTCGGTCTTAATCGTGGAGTGGCATTTGAAGATTGGCTCAAGCGTGTTTTGCTTCAGTCTTTCGGCATTGAATCGATGCAGGACCTAGAAGTGGGCCTGCGCGGCATAGCCGAGGGCGCAAAACTAGAGGCCGTTCCGAATGAAATGCTGCGGATTTTCGCCACTGCCCTGCCGATCGCCAACTCGAACGCTGTTCCGATTGCAGTAAAGCTGGTATTTCCACAGCAGTTGGACGTGATCTCCAGCCGACCAGAGTTGTTGTCTCCTGCGCGCATGGTTCGCGCATCAATGTCGATACCGCTGTTCTTCGATCCCATGGTTTGCGACTTGCAGAGTGGCCCGTGGAGAGAAACGGTCGACTACTGGTTCAAAAGTACCATGCTCGAACATTCACGAAGAGCGCTTCATAAGTGCCGCGAAATTGCATTTATAGACGGCGGGATTTTATCCAACTTTCCGATCGATGCGTTCTCCAAGATCGCCGCACCCGAATCTTCTACACCCGCCGATGTACAAGGGAGGCCGCGCAGCATGAGATCCATTTCAACGATTGGCGTCACGCTCACTTCAGCAGGACGCATCAAGACGTCCGTGCCGCGTCGAGGGCCGCGCGCACTTGCGCATTACGCAGGTACGGTGATAGACGGCATGCGGCACATGCGAGATCGCGAGGCGACGGCGCTGGCTGCAAACATCGATCTCTCGAATGACTATTCGAACTTGAGAATAGCAGCGGTTGATGTCGGCGACCATAACTGGTTGAACTTTCAGTTGAAAGACCAAGATCGCTCGGATCTCTATCTGTGCGGAGTACGTGGCGCACGTCTATTTCTCGAAGAACTCAAGTAAGGAGATTGCCATGCCTGGTCAGAAGAAGATGGAGGATCTTGTTAGGCTGGATTCCCTTGAATTTGAATTGAATAGGACTCCCACTACTGGCCCCGCGCGGGCGCGAGACCAATGGAAAGCTGCTGAAGAGGATTGGAAGCGACTGTGGAATGGCCTGTTAGCAACCATCGTTGGCAAAAATGGCGTAGCTGTACTGGAGCCGAGGACATTGGAAGAACTGAGTGAGGAGCCAATACTCAGCAATGGCGTAGTGAGCAAGATGCCAACAGTGGAACGGGCATTGGATCGTCTGTTAGGTTGCATTAAGCTAGAACGAATGATGGAAGAGCGCACCTTCGCCGATTACCGGGCCGAGGTGGAGAGCCGCTTTCGCCAAGTGAATGACGAGGCCGCAACGTGGCTTCCCCTCGCCGATGACCTCCAGCTCCGCCTGGGAGCAATCATTGACAAGCTTGAAACAATTCCGGCTTCGGAGCGAGATCCGCCAGAAAAGAGCTGGAACGATAACCTAGCGATCAGCCTCGCCACAATTAAGGGCGCGCTTTCGCAATCGAAAGAACAATTGACGATTCTTGAATCGTGCTTTAGTGAGCGTGCAGTCGAAATGGCTTTTGTCGACTCTCTTCGTCGTACTTGGAACAGCGTCGATCGGTCCTTCGGCACCTGGATACGCCGACTATTGCCTGCAGTGTGGACGATGAAATATGGAGTAATCGTGGCTGTGTGTGCCTATCTGCTGATTGGCATGTTCCTGCCAACTCAGCTTGTATTGTGGATCGGCGTAGGTATTGCGTTTGCCTTGGCAATAAGAAGGTACGCCAACACAAGGAACACATTGAACGATGAGATTCGACAATTGCACAGGCGATACGCTCCCGCGCTCGAATCCGGAAAAGAAACAGTCTGGACACCTGACTTGAAAAAGAGGTTCCTCGAAGCCGTGAATCCACGACGCGAAGATGAACAGGATCAAGAGGAAACCAAGCCTACAATGCCGGGTTATGTACTTTTGGCCATAGCGGTATGTCTCACCGCGTACCTCTTGCTGACAGCTCTTGCTTCTCTAGACGCTGGCCTTACACCTCGTTTTCGAGCTTTCGTGAATCAGACTGATTCTCGCCATCCCTGCGCGACAGCAACAGGCACTGTGCAATGGGCTGGACCAGGACTCTTGGTAATAGCCGAACATAGGGATGGCGGCAACGAACTGACCGTACTTGCGCCTGAAAGCATCTCGGGACTTACGACAAATAATCAAATTAAAATCTGCGCACCTAACTCGAATGTAACCCCAGAGCCGACAAAAATATTGAAACCGAAACCTGTTGGCGAAGTTCGATTCCCGAGGGCGATCATTATTCCATTTCCTGGAAGGGTAGCTGGTTGTGGCGGAGAGTTTAATGATGATGGAGCAAAGCTCGGCGAAAGCGCAATGAACACTTTGCAAATGGTATCCAGTGCACTGAAGAAATGCTATCCGATCCGACCTTCGAATTTACCTCCGCCATCGATTGATGTAATGGGGTTCGCAAGTGACAAGGTGTTTGCCTGTATTCCAGCGATGGATTCATCACAATTGAATTTGAAGCTTGCGGAGCATCGTCGTCATGAGGTTCTACAGGAGCTTGGCGCGGTGTTTGACAAGAAAACTCAGCAGTGGAAGTCAGATCACTTCGTAATCGCACCCGCCGGGTGGAGTAGATGGGCGGAGTACAAGGATATGAGGAAGCATATTATGTATGATCATGAGAACGATCCGATTGGACGGTACGCTGCGGTAGTTGTTAATCACGCAGGTATTTGCACGAGATCGTAGTTTCCATGGGACGCTAGACGTTGTCGGCAGGCGACACGCTGACAGTCATACGCCCCTGCAGAACGTCGAACGCCACGTCATCGCCGTCACGCACCGCCTGCTCGCCGCTCCAGGTCTGCCAACGGCGCACGATCACATCGACGTACTTCGGATCGAGTTCCATCAGCCGCGAGCGCCGGCCGCTCTTGTGCGCGGCGATCAGGGTCGTCCCCGATCCTCCGAAGCCATCGAGCACCACGTCGCCGGACCGGCTCGAATTGCGGATGCACCGCTCCACTAACTCGACCGGCTTCATCGTTGGGTGCAGATCGTTGCGCTGCGGCTTCTTGATCTGCCACACATCGCCCTGGTCGCGGTCGCCGCACCAGTGGCGTTGCGCGCCTTCTGGCCAGCCATAGAGGAGGGGTTCGTACTGGCGCTGATAATCGGCGCGACCGAGGGTGAACGTGTTCTTCGCCCAGATCACGAACGTCGACCAGTGCCCGCCTGCGGCGCGGAATGCGGCCTGCAGCACGTCCAGCTCGCTGGAGGACATCGCGATGTAGATCGCGCCGCGACAATGCGCCAGGGTCGGCGTCAATGCCGCGAGCAAGAAATCATAGAAGCCCTCGCCGAGATTGTCGTTGAGGATTGCACGATCCTTGCCGCGCAGTTTGTCTTTGGCGCTGTTGGCATAGTTCACGTTATACGGCGGATCGATGAAGACCATGTCCGCCGTCTCGCCAGCCAGCAATCGCACGTAGTTCGCCGCGTCGGTGGCGTCGCCGCAGAGCAAGCGATGCCCGCCCAACGTCCACAGGTCGCCAGGACGCGATACAGAGATTTCGTCCGCTTCCGGCACAGCATCGTCGTCGGTCTCGCCAACATGATCCGGTTCTTCACCCGCCATCAGTTCGGCGAGCGCGTCCGGATCGAAGCCGGTCAGGTCCACATCGAAGCCGTCTTCCTGCAACGCCTCCAGTTCGGCGCGCAGCATGGCGTCGTCCCAGCCTGCATTCTCCGCAAGCCGGTTGTCGGCGATCACCAGCGCTCGACGCTGCGTCGGCGAGAGGTGATCGAGCACCACCACGGGCACACCATCCAGACCGAGTTTCCGGGCAGCGGCCAGTCGACCGTGACCGGCGACGATGACGCCATCGCCGCCGACCAGGATCGGGTTCGTGAATCCGAACTCGACGATCGAGGCCGCGATCTGCGCGATCTGTTCGTCGGAGTGCGTGCGGGCGTTGTTCGCATACGGCAGCAGCCGCGCGAGCGGCCATTGCTCGATCTTGTCCGCGACCCAGCTCATGCCGCCGCCCGCGCAGTATTGCGACGCTCGGCCGCGACTGCGTCGTAGGGCTGGCCGGTCGCTTCGAGCGTGATCGGCAGACTCGGAATCTGCTGGCGCACGCGCTCGATCGCGACATCGACATAGTCGGCGGCGATCTCCACGGAGCGACAGACCCGGCCGGTGCGCTCGCAGGCCAGCAGCGTCGTGCCACTGCCGCCGAAGGGTTCGTACACCACCTCGCCCGCATCGGTGTACGTCTCGATCACGAACTGCGGCAAGGCGACCGGGAACACCGCCGGATGGTCGATGCCCCGGCCGAGCTTGCCCTTGTGGCGCATGACGCGAATTACCGAATCGGGAATCCGCATGTCCTGCGTCGGCTGGTTCGCATGCGCCCAGTCCAGCGCGCCGCCATCCTTGCCGCGCAGTGCGGTGGAGGAGCCATCCGCGCGCAGGTGAGTGTCCTGTCCCGCGAACTTGCACGGCACGATCTTGTTCGGCTTGCGGTTGCTGCGATTGAAGTGGAAGACGAACTCGAAGCTCGGGGCGAGACGACCGCGCCAGTCGCCAGGCAAGCCGGGACCCTGGTCCCAGACATACCAGCCAAAACGCCGCCAACCCTGTGCACGCATCCACGTGGTCCAGCTGTCCCAGTACGTCTGGACTTCATTGTCGTCGTGGACGAGGCCCAGATTGACCAGCAACTGCGCATCGTCGTGCAACGCAGCACGCGCGGCAGCGAATACCCCGCGCATGAGCATGTCCCAATCGCCGATACCGCCGCTGGCGTAGTCGCGCTGCTGGCCATACGGCGGTGAGGTGATGCACAGGTGCGCGGTCTCGCCGCGCATCAGCGCCGCGACAACGGCGGGGTCGGCGGCATCACCGCAGATCAGCCGATGCTTGCCGATCATCCAAACATCACCGACACGGGACACCGGATCGGCGAGCGATGCGGAATCGCTGTGCCCGTCGTTGCCGTCATCGCCTTCGTTATCCTCGTCCTCGTCGGCGTCGGACGCATCGGATGCGTTGGCCGAGTCTGTCGTTTCGACGGCATCAAGCAGGCGCTCGATTTCGTTCGCCGAGAAGCCGGTCAGATCCGGCTCGAATCCGATATCCGCAAGCTCCGCCAGTTCCAGCACCAGCATCGCCTCGTCCCAGCCGGCGTTCTCCGCAAGCCGGTTGTCGGCAATGACCAGCGCGCGCTTCTGCGCAGACGAGAGATGCGCCAGTTCGATCACCGGCACCTCGGTCATCCCGAGCTTGCGTGCGGCGAGAAGCCGGCCGTGGCCGGCGATCACGCCGTTGTCGCCATCGACCAGGATCGGATTGGTCCAGCCGAACTCCACGATGCTTGCCGCGAGCTGCGCAATCTGCGCGTCGCTGTGCGTGCGTGGATTGCGGGCATAGGGAATCAGCGCCTCGACCTTGCGGGTCTCGACGGTGAGGGCATTGGGCATCGTGAGCTCAAAAAAGAGCCCGCCGACCATCGTGCTCGCAGGGGAACGAGTCACGACGATCGACGGGCAGGGGGACAGTGAGTGAAGTGCAAACCGGGGTGCAAACCGCAAACCGTGCAAACCCTGCAAACCTCAATTCGTGCGCTGACGGTAGCGGGCTTCTGCGGCGCTGCCCCCCGCTGTACCGGAGGCGCAGGAAGGACCCGTAGACCTTGTGGGTCACCCTCTGACCTCGTGGGTCGCTGCTGCGTTGAAGACCTTGCGCTTCAGGGAGCATGTCGACCGTGGGGCAAACGATACACCGCGAGCGGGGGGTGTGTTGCACCGAAAACGCAGGGGTTTTGCGATCCAGTACATTCGTTTGCGACCGATTACGTCACGTTGCTTGACGCTGCTGTTTCATCTTTGATGCGTGGCGGCTGCCCGTTGAGTTCAACGACGATGATCGTCAGTGCGTGCCGCCAACGACGCCACGCCGTCGGTCGTGCGCAGCCCAGTTCCTTGCAGATCACTTTCCACGGCACGTAGCGAGCGCGCGCCCACACCAACTTGCGCTGCTCGACACTCAACCACAGCAGCCACTGCGTGGTCTCGATCAAGCGATCGATCGCGACAGGCGTCGCCGGGATACGCAGGATCGTCAGCTCATCCGCGTAGCCCTCCCACGACTGCCGTGCGATCTCGGGCCAGTGCGTGACGTAGCCGGCGACGCGCGTCGGCGGCAGGCGGTGTGAGGTCACGGCCGCCTCGTGGAAGCGGTACTCGACGTCATCGAACGTCCACACGGTCATGCCGCGCACTCCTGTGCATGGACGGCATGCTGCAAGCGCATGCCGCCGCTCTCGAGGCGTTGCCGCGTGAAGGATTGAGTGCAGAAGTCGTGTGCGAGGAGGGTGGGCGTCATGGTGCGGTCCTGTGAGAGTCGGGCCTGACGCAGTCGCCACAGCGCATGGTTAATTTCCATGTGTGCGTGCGCGCGCACGCGTAGGGGTTAATCATGGACTGTGGCGACTGCGTCAGACGGGAGGCGGTGAAGGGATCAGTCGTCGACATAGGGGGTGTGCCCGGCGCGAGGTGCGACCTTGAGCCCGATGCCCCGGAAGCCACGCACCCCCAGCGGGTTGCGCCACTTCTCGATGCCGCGGGTAATCAGCAGATCGGAGAAGCGGCGCTGCGAGCCGACGAACTCGCCTGCGGCCTCGGCCCAGGTCTTCCAGTCGTTGAACAACTCGCCGGTCAGCGCCTTGGCGTTGGCCTCGCGCACGCAGCGCTCGTCGATCCAGCGTCCGAGCGCATCCTCGGCCTCGAAATACTCTTCGGTCGCCGAGACCACGATCGCAGGGGGCTGCAGACCTGTGCGCTGCCACTGCAGACACCCGGCCAGTGCCCAGGCGAGGATGCCGTCGCGCTCGGCGAGGAGTTTTTCAGTGAGCTTGGGATCGCGACGCTCGGGCGGGATGGTCACCGTGAACGGAATCAGGTGCATGCGCCGCTTCATCGCTTCATCGACGTTGCGGATCGCGGGCTTATGGTTGCCGGCGATCACGAGCTTGAACTGCGGCGTGTACTCGAAGAAGTCCTGGCGCATGAAGCGCGCCGAGACTTTGTCGCCGCCGGTGATCGCCTTGACCTTCGACTCGTTCCAGCGCCGGCCTTGTTCGGTTTCGATTGCAGCGACGAAGCGTGCACCGCGCAAGCCCGCGAGATCCGTCGGGTGACGATCGCCGCGTGCTTCCATGAACGTGTCCATCGGCGCATTGGTCGCGTAGTCGCCGAGGATCGTCGCCAACACGTTGACGAACACCGATTTGCCATTCGCGCCGGTTCCGTACAGAAAGAACAGGGCGTGCGCGCTGGTGGCGCCGGTGAGGCAATAGCCGGCCATGCGTTGCAGGTAGGCCTGCAACTCGGCGTTGCCGCCGGTGACATCGCCGAGGAACGCGCGCCAGCGGACACTGTCGCCGTGGGGCGTCGCCGTCGCCAGGCGGGTATGGTGTTCGCCGCGTGCGTGCGGCTGAAGCTGCCCGCTGCGCAGATCGACGATGCCGCGGGACGTGTTGAGCGCATACGTGTTCGCATCCCACACCTCGGCCGTGGCCGCGTGCCGGCGATCGGTGCGGGCCAGCCGCTCCACGCCACCGACGGTGCCGCTGGCGGCGAGTTTGGCGGCGAGCCTGTGCGAGTCGGCGTTCAGCGCCGCCTCGCGGCAGACCGCCCGGACCAGGTGCTGGACGAGGAGCGTCTCGTCGGCCTGCCAGCGCCGGCCGTCCCACAGCAGCCACTTGCCCCAGGCCGCGCAATAACGCCAGTCCTCGGCGTAGCGGGTGGTGAACGACAGCGCCAGAGCATCGTCGGTCGCCCACACCGAGGCTTCCTGCGTGGGCGTCGCGGTCGCGGGTTTGATGCTCATGCGCGGGCCGCTGGCGATGAAACCGGCGACATCGAACCCCTCCGCCAGCGCGTCCGCCGCATCCCAACCCTCCGGCTTATCCTCCGGTGGTAGCAGCACGTCGCAGGCCGTCACGCCGGTGGCGAGCGCGGCCTGCGCTACCGCCATCGCGTACTCCCACCCGGGTCGATCGCGATCCGGCCAGATCAGCAGCGCCTTGCCGGCCAACGGCATCCAGTCGGTCTTCTCGACCGGCGCATTCGCGCCATGCATCGCTGTCGTCGCGACGACGCCTGCCTCGATCAACGCCTGCGCGCACTTTTCGCCTTCGACGAGCACGATGCTATCGGCCGTCGCGATGCCCGCTTGGTGGTACAGCGGTCGCGGCACCGGCGCGGCCCAGTTGCGACGCACCGCGTCCCAGGGCCGGAACTGTTTCTTGCCGCCGGGCGGGTCGTAGCGATACACCACGGCAAGGACGTGGCCGGCAATGTCGCGGTACTCCCATTGCGCTGTCGGCGGACCGAGCGGTTCCGTTGGTGGCCGCTTCTGCGGCTTGCTTTTCGGCAGCGGCGACGACGGGGCGCGCCCAAGCAGGCGACGCGCCTCCTCCAACACCCGCGGGAATTCGGAGCGCGCATCGAGCCGATGGTGCGCGGCGATGAGATCGAACACATCGCCACCCGTCCCTTCGGCGCGATCGATCCACAGCCCTGCTTTCTCGCCCCTGAGCACGACCTCAAGGCTGTCGCCGGCGCTGCCCAATATGTCGCCGATCAGGAAGGTGCCGCGACGTGTCTTCCCTTCCGGAAAGAGGATTGTCAGCACCGTCTCCAAGCGTTCGAGCAACGCGAAGCGGAGTGCGTTGGTCGTGTCGTCGCCACCGGAGGCCGTTGTTGATGCACCGGACGCGTGGCGATCGCCTCGGTCAGACGCGGCCATCGTCCGCCTCCAGAGG